CCCGGGTGTACTGGACACTGATCTGTTGGAGATCGTCCGCGACAGGCTCAAAGGTTTCCAGAGCGGCGAGTTCGCCTGCCGTGAAAATGCTTGTGCTCTTACCCACATCGAAGAAGCGCTCATGTGGATGAACAAGCGCGTAACTGACAGAGCACAGCGCGGTGTACTCGGAACCGACAACAAGTGATACACCGACAGAACTAACAACGATAAACGGCTATTCAAGCTCGGACACGATGAGAAGCTACGGCGGTCAAGCCTTAATCGAGGGCTCATTCCTACCGACTGCGGGAATAGTCGTTTTTCAGACACACGGCAGCAAGCCCCCAGTATCAGCATAACGCTAAAGCAAGGAGGTGTATAGCATGGCTGACGAAAAAGAGAAGAAGTACAGACCACAGAACAAGAACCTAAGGCTCTTCAACGAAATCCCTGTTGAGGAAGCACGTGCTATACAGTCAGCAGGCGGCAAGGCTTCACATGAAGCACGCAAGAAGCGCCAAGCTATGGCAGACCTGCTGCTGCTATACTCAGGCTTGCCTATCAAAGATGCACGAATACGTAAGCGCTTGAAGAACTTAGGCGTACCTGATGAGGAACTGACACAGAAGTTCCAGATAGCTGATGCGCTCGTAAAGACCGCACAGACAGGTAACACGCAGGCAATAGCACTGTACCTTGATTCGATCGGAGAACTTGGTGCAGCTAAGGGCGAGGACAAGGAAAACAACTTGTTCAAGATGATCGAGGAGAGCAGCTCACAGGAGGTTGAATTGGATGATATTCCGGAAATTCGGGAAACGTCAGAATCTGACGTTGACTTGGTGGAATCGCCCGAATCTGAGGAACTATGATGCGATAATCTGTGACGGCTCTATCAGATCAGGCAAGACACTGTCAATGTCAATCGGCTTCATCAATTGGAGCATGACGAGATATAACAATCAGTTTTTCGCGATATGCGGAAAAACCATAGAAGCTCTCAGACGTAACGTTATCTCGCACCTCACACAATGGCTAGAGGGTATCTACACGATAACCGAGCGTAGGTCTGAGAACCTGATAATCGTTTCAGCAGCGGGCAAGACAAACACTTACTACCTCTTCGGCGGTAAGGACGAAAGTAGTTACTCTCTGATACAGGGTATGACACTTGCAGGCGTATTCTTTGACGAAGTCGCCCTCATGCCCCGCTCCTTCGTTGAGCAGGCTATGGCGCGTTGTTCGGTAGAGGGCTCTAAGTTCTGGTTTAACTGTAACCCGGAGAACCCCTCTCACTGGTTCTACTTGGAGTGGATCCAGCAGAGAATGAAGAAGAACGCTCTGTATCTCCATTTCACAATGGACGACAATCTCAGCTTGTCTCCTGAAATCAAAGAACGATACGAGAAGATGTACACAGGTGTGTTCTATCGCCGTTACATTCTCGGGCTCTGGGTAAGAGCAGAGGGTCTTGTGTACCCGATGTTCGACAGAGAAAAGCATCTTATCGATACTGTACCAACGTTCAACGCACGGCACCGATACTTCGTTGCTGTGGACTATGGTACAGTTAACCCATTTGCAGCGGGTCTTTACGACTACGACCCAACGCATAAGACAGCTACGAAGATCAAGGAGCTGTACTACCGCGGCGGTTCTGCAAAGAGAGTTGACAACGAGCGGTATTACAAGATGCTTAAAGACCTCATCGGTGATTATCCGATAGAGTGTATCGTTATCGACCCTTCGGCTGCGGCTATGGTTGAAACGATCTTGAAGTATGGCGAGTACGATGTAAGAAAAGCAATCAACGATGTACTCAACGGCATACAGACAGTTACGAAGTATCTCAACGCAGGTGTGCTGCACTTCTGCAGCGACTGCAAGTCAACTATCAAGGAGTTCGACAGCTACTCTTGGAAAGAAGATGCAAGTGTGGACACGGTCATCAAGGAAAACGACCACGCTATGGACGAACTGAGATACTTCTGCTATACGATACTACGAGACGAATTAATGTTTGATATATAGGGCGGTGATGATATGAGTATTTTTACACGCCTGCTTGGGAGGTTAGGCAACTTGTTCGGTGCAACCAATGCGGATATAGGACGTGAGTTCGGTGTTAAGCTTATATCATCCTCGCAGATGCAGAACGCGCTTAACAATTGGGATAACATCTCAAAGGGTAAGGCTCCGTGGGTAGACCGTGAGGACGGTATCAAGACCGTCAACATGGCTAAGTTCATAGCTGACACCAGAGCGAAGCTTACCACACTCGACATCGGTATCAGCGTGAGCGGCGGCTCTGCGAGAGCTGACTTCCTGCAGAACATAACCGATGATCTGATAAAGAGACTGCCCGAGAAGATGTGCGAAGCAGACAGGCTCGGCGGTATGATGATACGTTGGAACGGCACGAGCTGGGACTTCGTTCTTCCGGGTAACTTCGGAGTAACCGAAGTAAACGGTAACCGCGAGATAACAGGCGCGATATTCGCAGTTCAGGCGGTGGAAGGTAACAACACCTATACACGCCTTGAATATCACAGGTTTGTCGATGTTGACGGTGAATCGCTGTATCAGGTGACCAACAAGGCATTCAGGAACGGTACAGATATCAGCGGTAACACAACACTTGGTACACCTGTTCCTCTAACTGAGGTCAGAGCTTGGGCACACCTGCAGCCCGACACTTACATACGCGGACTGACTAAGCCCCTCTTTGCTTATTACCGCGTACCGGGCTCAAACACTATCGATGATACCTCACCTCTCGGTGTGTCGATATTTGCCAACGCTCTGACCGAGCTTAGAGCCATTGATGTGGCGATCTCCCGCAAGGACACCGAGATCGAGGACAGCAAGCACATGACGTTCATCGGTCAGAGCATTAAACGTTCTGCCGATAACAGGAACTTTAAGTTACCAAGATTTGTGCAGCAGCTCGGTATCGGTTTGGACGATGCAAGCAACAGCAGTATCAAAGAGCATACAGCTACACTGCTTACCGAATCCCGCTTGCAGGATATCAACTTTAACCTCTCAATGGCAGGCGTTAAGTGCGGTTTCTCTGAGGGCGTATTCGTTCTCGATGGACAGCGTGGTATGGTAACCGCTACCCAGATAGAAAGCGACGACCGAGATACCATACAGACCATCAAAGATGATCGAGATGCACTGCAATCTGCACTTGAACAGGCTATTGAGGGTGCTGATAAGATAGCAACCCTCATGAACCTTGCACCGCTCGGTGAATACGAGCTGCAGTTTGCTTTCGGTGATATCACATACTCCTACGAGGAAGATAAAGCGAACTGGCGTATGTACGCTATGCAGGGGTGGGTGCCTAAGTGGGTATACCTGATGAAGTTTGAAAAGATGACCGAGGAAGAAGCAAAGGCTATGATAGCAGAAGCGCAGATAGCTGATGCAGAAGTACAGCTGTTCCAACAGCAGCTCTCCGCAGAGGGTGATGATTAGTGCTAACTCCTGAGGAAATAGATGCTCTTATCGAGCCTATGCAGCCATTGATTGACGACCTCAATACTTTCATACTGAAAGACATAGTCTCCCGATTAATGGCACGACTAAAGCACGAGGATCCATTCAAGCTGTCGCAGTCTGATATCTGGCAGATAGAATTGCTGAAAGATGCTAACGCACACTATGAAGCTGTCAAGAACAAGCTTGCAAAGTGGACAGGCAAGGCAGACCGAGAGATAGCAGCTATCTTCGAGGATGCAGGTATTACAGCATGGGATGCAGACAGAGCTATCTATGAAGCGCAAGGCACAAAGACCTTGCCTATCAACAAGCTCCCCCGAATGGTGCAGATCATGCAGGACACAATGCAGCGCACCTATGGTACATTCCACAACTTGACCAGGACAACAGCACACAGCTCACAGCAGCGGTTTATCAGACTTCTCGATGAAGCGCACATGAAAGTTGTCACAGGTGCTACGTCCTATCAGGAAGCAGTCAGGCAGGCAGTGAACGAGCTCTGCACTAAACAGCTTGTGATAACCTACGGTGATGCTCCCAGTGGTCAGTACGTTTACCACAAAGACACTATCGAGGTAGCAACGCTCAGAGCGGTGAGAACAGGCACAGCTCAGGCTTGCGGTAACATATCACTGCAAGGCATGATCGACAACGAGCACGATGTTATTCAGGTCTCAGGACATATGGGTGCACGATATGGTGACGGAGGACATAACCCCGGTAACCACTTCTGGTGGCAGGCTAAGCAGTACAGCCGAACAGGCAAGACAAAGGAACTGCCGAACTTCGATGTATGCGGCTACGGTACAGGCGAGGGCTTGTGCGGTTGGAACTGCCGGCACAGCTTCGGGCCCGGTATTCTCGGGGTGAATCCTTACGAAAAGTTTGATTCGGACGAGAACCAGAAAGCCTATGACCTCTCTCAAAAGCAGAGAGCTATGGAGCGCAAGATCAGGCGCGACAAAGAGAACGTAGTAGGCAGGGACGAAGCACTCAGGAGCTGTCCTGCATCTGAGCGAGAGAAGTATCAAGCAGACTACGACAGAGCAGTAAGCCTGCTGCAGAAGCACATGAAAGCATATAACGACTTCTGCAAGGCGAACAACTTGAAAAAGCAGTATGATAGATTAGAGAACGCTAAATACACACGGCTCATGCGCACGCAGAGCCACGCCACAGCACATTAGCGGCTAGGGTAGTGAAATTACACTCACGTAATCTGCAAGGGCATACAGAGCCCCTCAGAGCACGTGAGCACATGGACTGATAGCTCAATCGGTTAGAGCACTGACCTTATAAGTCAGAGGTTAGAGGTTCGATTCCTCTTCGGTCTACTATTGGCGGCTAGGAGCCTAAGCCTAGCAAATATCAGGACATGGCAACGTCCGAAAAAGCCTAATGATATTCAAGGAGGTTATTTCGTATGAAAACGGAAGAATTAACAGCACTGGGACTGACAGATGAACAGGTTAAGAGCGTTTTTGCACTGCATGGCAAGGATATCACACCTTTACAGCAGCAGATAGCAGACCTGACCAAGAGCAGGGACGATATCACAGCAGAGCGCGACAACCTTAACACTCAGCTCACAGCGGCAAATGACACCCTGAACAAGTTCGGTGATCTTACACCCGAATCTATGCAGGCGGAAATCCAGAAGTACAAGCAGCAGGCAGATGATGCAGAGAAGAACTTCAATGCTCAGATAACTGCTCGCGATCAGAAAGACTGGATAACCAAGAAGCTTGACGAGTACGGTGTTACCTCCCCTTACGCAAGAGCAGCACTCACTTCGGAGCTCATGGCGGCTGACAGCGGCCTGACATGGAAAGATAACTCTTTCTTTGGCTTCGATGACTTCATGAAGGCGGCTAAGGCTAAGGACACGACACTGTATCAGACAGCGGACGAAAAGGCAAAAGCCGACAAACAGACCAAACTTGAAGGTGATGCACCCTCTTTCGTTGCCCCTCTCGGACAGCAGAAACCGCAGGGCGACACAAAGAAGGACATTCCTAAGGTTTGGTAAGACCAACCGAAAGGAAGTTATGATTTATGGCAAAGATCGCATCTCTTAACATTCTCATTGACGGCAGCTCTCCTGCAGCTAACGACTATCTCGCAGAGCTGAGCGGCGTTGTTATCGAGAACATTCAGAAGAACACTCTGAGCTACAAGCTCAAGAATCAGGAGCTGAGCGGTGACCCTGTATCAGGTACTGTAGAGTGCAGACGTTTCACAAACGCTACCTCTGCAAACTATGGTTCCGCAAGAACCGCAGGCAAGGGCGCAGCAGTTAAGGCTAAGCCTGTTACTGTTGCAATCGACCAGGACAAGGAGATCGTTGAGGAACTGGAAGCTAAGGACGTTAGACTGTACAGCGTTGACGATGTACTGAACAGACGTGCTAACAACCACGTTCTGACAGTAGCAACAGCACTTGACCGTGCTTTCTTCGCAGAAGCTAACACCAATGCTACCGCAGTCAACGTATACGGTATCACTGATGTGGCTGATATCCTCGAAAAGATCATCCAGGAATGCGAGAATACACACAACTCTTTCGTTGACGGTGTACCTCGTGATATGATGAGCCTTGTTCTCTCTACCGAGTACTACGGCAAGATCAGAAACCACCTCGACAAGTGCGAGAGAAGCAACGTGGACACAGGTGTCGAAGAGTTCTACGTATGGCATGGCGTAGAGACCAACTCGAGCACAAGACTGCCTGTCGGCTGCGATATCCTGCTCATGGTAAAGGGTGCAGTAGCACAGCCTGTTATGATGGAGCAGTACGTAGCTGAGAAGATACCTCTCTCCGAAGCTGTCGGCGTTGAGCTGTTCTACCACTACGGTACTAAGGCAGTAACCCCTGACCTGATCTTCGGCGCAGACTTCACACAGCCTAGCGAAGGTAACTAAGATAAGGAGCGGGTACCATGACATTTCTTAACCTCTTAACAGGCGCGGTCGTTGAATCGACCAACGAGTTCGTTATAGCAGAATGGCTGAAACAGCCCGATGTATATGTTGAATATGTACCGCCTGCAACGCCACCTACCCGCACAGTATATCTCACGATGCAGGCACCTATAACATCAACAGAATAAGGAGGGCTAACGATGCTTTTCATTAACAAGAGAACAGGTACTATCCTCAGACCCGCGAATAAGTATGTAGAGGGGCTTTATAACGAGAGCCCCATGTATGAGGTGTACAAGCCCGGCAAGGCTGCTAAGACCGCAGCTCCTGCCGAGACCGCAGCACCTGATACTGCTGCAGAAGCAGTTGAGGACAAGTCCAAGAAAAAGTGATGAAGGAGGGCAAAGGTAATGTACGCAGATTATAGCTTTTACACCGACACATATCTCGGTGATGCGCTGACAGCTGCTAACGCTAACAAGTGGCTTGACCGAGCTTCGGACTATGTTGATACTATCACATTCCGCAGGCTTGAAACGGCTTTCCCAGAGGTGGAAGCAGATGCTATCAGAGTAAAGAAAGCTGTGTGTGCTGTTGCCGATGCCCTCTGCTACATCGATACACAGCGCAGAGCGGGAGCAGCAAGTACCAATTCTGACGGCAAGGTAACCGGGGCAATAGCTTCGATAAGCAGCGGCAAAGAATCGGTATCATACGCAACAGGCGGCACAGCTTCGGTCTATTCAGCGGCTGCAAGCAACACAGCGGCGCAGGACAGCTACACACGATACATCGTGGAAACCTACCTCGCCAATGTGCCCGATGCCAACGGCGTTAATCTGCTGTATGCGGGGGTGGACTGATGTTCGGAGATACTATCACGGTGTTCAACTTCAAGGATGGTTATTACTATCCACACGTACTGCATGGGGTAGATGCCGTTGGAATATCAGACGGAGCAACAGCCACAGCCCAGAGCGGCAATACTAACTCCGACATGGGCACGGTGCTGATACAGACCAATGCAAGCAAGATCATAGCGGCAGACAATTCAGTACTGCCGTATGTAAGCCCGAAAGCGTATGAAGCTCTCGCAGACGGTGTGGAATCCGTCATAACATTCCAACCTCAGACGGACTTCATTCTGATAGGTGAGTACGAAAGCACAGAGCCTATATACGATGATGACTATGAGACTGGATTTTATGACGATATCAACAGCACACGAGATGGTGTGCACCAGATAGTTACAGCTGTTTTCTACGAGCTCATACCACACTTCGAGATAGGGGTGAGGTAAATGCCTAACTGGACTATCTCAGGTAAGGCGGCGTTCGTCAAAGGCATGGTGCAGGTCGATATCAACGTTGATCTCTCCGCATATCCTGAAAGGTTCGCCAGAGCTCAACAGCGGCTCGGTGAAGCGGTTCTCGTGAGCAGTAAGGTGTTTATGCCACTGCTTACCGGAAGCCTGCAGCAACGCTCCTACGTTGACGATGGCGGACGTAAAGTTGTGTTCCCGGGTCCGTATGGACGGTATCAATACGGTGGTAGGGTCATGGTTGATTCAGTGACAGGCAAAGGCCCGGCACTGATACATGACCGTAACGGCGTAGAGATCGGCTTACGCTTCCGCAAAGGTGCAACTCTTGTACCTACGGAACGGCGACTGAACTATTCACAGCCTACGGCTCAGGCAGAGTGGCTTCAACCCGCAAAAGACAAAGACCTCCCTGCATGGGTGGCAGAATGTGACAGAATAATAAAGGGTGGTGCATAATGGCACAAAGACCAATAGACGTTCAG